CGTCTGGCCATTCCTGAAATCGAAACCTATCGGTACGCGGTGTTCTGCTGCTCGTTCAAGGTTGACCTGAGTTCGACGCCCGACCATGCGTTGGCTTTGTTCGTTGACGTGGCTATGGCCAGGCGCTACGGGGCCTGGATGTGGCCGAACACCTTTGAGGTCATTGATGTGGTCACGGGGCAGTCGATATGCGCATGACCTCGAAGAAGCTCAGAGCCTCGGCCAGAGGCCAGGACTGCACAGTTCGAATCCCAACGATCTGCAACTACAACCCGGAAACGACCGTGCTTGCGCATTTGCCATGCGGCCAGAAGGGAATGGGCATGAAGGGCTTCGACACTGTCGCGGTGTACGCCTGCTGCGCCTGTCATGACGTCATCGACGGGCGGGCCAATGGTGATATCGATTGGCAAGACATGCCGCGCGCCATAGCCGAAACCCACGAAGCCCTCATCAGGGCAGGAATTCTCACCGTCAAGGGGGCCGCATGACTGACCTGATGCTGCCGTGGCCGCCCAAGGTGCTCAGCCCAAATGCGCGTACTCATTGGGCCACCAAAAGCCGTGCCGCAAAGTCGTATCGCAACACCTGTTACCTGCTTTGCCTCCAGGCTGCCTTACCCGTTCCCAAGGGGCGCGCATTGCTTTCGCTCGAGTTCATTCCGCCTGATCGACGACGTCGGGACGATGACAACTGCATTGCGGCTTTCAAGTCAGGCCGTGACGGCGTAGCGCAGGCGCTCGGCATCGATGACAGCAGGTTTGTCACCCAGCTGCAGATCAGTGCCGAAACCATCAAGGGCGGCGCTGTGCGCGTGCGCATTTCTGATTACGTAGAGGCCACAGCATGAGCCAAACCCTGCTCACTTCGTTATCGGACGCTGAAATCCGGCGGCAGGCTGGCAACTCGGACGTGCGCGACCTGCGCGACGCTCGTTACCCAGGCGTGTATTTCCGGTTTCACCAGAACCGGGAGCGGGGCACCTGGTACCTGGTGGTTGGCAAGAAATGGGAGAAGATCGCAGGATTCCCGGCACTGCCGGTGAAAGGGCTGATCAATGCTCTGCCGAAGATCCGCGAACGCCTTGCCAGTGACCCGAAGGCTTCCGCTGCCGCCGGGACGCTGCAGACCGTTGGCCAGCTTCTGGACTGGTTCATGGTCCGCCAGTCCACCGAGCGCAGCCTGTCGGCAAAGCGCCGGGCTACCAACACCTCGATCATCACCTGCCATCTCCAGCCTCGTCTGTCCGATCTGCTCATTGCCGATGTGGACCGGTCCACCTTGGACAAGCTGGTTATGTGGCCCATGCAGGCTGAAATGTCGCTGTCCTACGTCCGGCTGATGTGGGGCGTACTGGTGGTCGCTTTCCGCCAGGCCGAAAAGCTGCGCCTGATCGCACAGAACCCAGTTGCCGGCTTCAAATTCACCGACTTCACCAAGGCCCGGATCCTGCCAAAACCATCGCGTTTGCGCGCCGTTCAGCTTGAAGAGGTGCTGGGTGAGCTTGCCATCGGGTTCGACCAGCACCCGCAGGACTGCATGCTGGCCCTGATGATGCTTTGTCATGGCACCCGCGCTGGCGAGACAAGGCAAGCCCGGTGGTCACATCTGACGCTGGGCGAGCAGGGCGAGTGGTTCATTCCAGCCGAGAACACCAAGACGCGCTGTGAGCATCGGCTGCCGCTGACCCATCAAGCCTGCGCGCTGCTGGAACGGTACAAGGCCTGGCAATCGTTGAGGGGCTACAAGGGTGCCTACATGTTCCCGGCTCGCAACCGTGGACCGATCAGCGACAGCCAGGCATGTGCCGTATTCGCTCGCCTGGGCAAGGGTGAGTGGACAAGCCATGACCTGCGCAAAGTGGCGCGGACCGGCTGGACTGATCTGGGCGTCGACTTCCTGATTGGCGAGATGCTGGTGAACCACACACTGACCCGCAACGTGCAGACCTATATCCACACCTCGGCTGAGCTGCTCAAGCGTGATGCCCTGAACAAGTGGCACGAATGGTTAGACGGGAAAGGCTTTGGCCGCATTCACCGCTCGACCCTGACTAGAAACGAAAATTCGCAGAATGCCGTCGAGGCCAATACCGGCGTGGCTTCCAGCGCAATCACGAATCCATAAAAGGCGAGGTTTAAAAATGGCGAATCAGGACCTTTTCAAGCCGAGCGTCAGCCTCTGGCAGCACTACATCACCATCGTGGCTGTTGGCCTGGCCTGCTGGATGAACTCAGTGACAGGTGGGATCGTCGCCATCGCTGTGCTGGTAATCGGCGCGGCATTTGAAGGCGTTATTCAGGCATACCAAGGTCGAGGCCGCCAATGAAGAAGTCACACGTCCCAGCATTCCGCGCCGCGCAGTTTGACCTGGCCCAGTGCCCGGCCTGCCGAGGTCGCGCAGTGATCAAGGGTGTTTTCCATGAATTGGCGTGTGCGCAGTGCAACGCCTCGGGCTGGGTCGCCGCCGAGACAGGCGAACCGTTGTCGCTGGAAGTGCTGGTGACGCAACTGAGCATGCGCCTGCAGGCCGCTGACCGACAGATCGAACAGTTGAAGCGCCCGGCCCGGATGACTGGACCTGCCGTCATTTATAACCAGAACAACCGCCGCGGTGCCGGTGGATCGAATTACACAGGGGATTGACCATGATGACTCGCAACACGCTGCACCGCCCACTGGGTGAAACTGAAAACATGCTCGAGCAGTGGGGATACTGGCGGATGGACGGAATGGGCGTACCCAGCTATGCCTCGCCCACGCTCGCCCTGATGCGGGATGCCATGCCGATGCCAGGTAAGTCGTATGTGATCACGGACGAGCTTGCCGGCCTTGTTGACGCGGCCGTTGCCGGTCTGTGCGCCCGGCATCAGCAGATGGGCGATATGGTCTGGTTCTATTACGGCGCGAAGTGGCCAGCGATCCGTGTTGGTCGCCACTTCGCAATGAGTGAAGGCAAGGCTCGCGAACTGATCAAGGCCGGTGCGGCCTGGGTGGATTGCTACTTGGAAGGTGTTCGAGCAGCGGCGTGAGAAAAGAGTTGTCCATATGGAATAGCTCTGTTTTCATGGCACGGTGTTCAGCTGTTCCAGCGCGGCACCCATCCATTACATGCCGAACGTTTTCGCTCCAGCAATGGACGTTGTTTTTGCTTCGGAGGCAATTTGAAAACTGTTTATGTGTTGTTTCGCGATGGCGAAAACTATGGCGAGCGGAGTGCGGTGGGCTGGTACGAATCCAATCAGGCTGCTGCTGACGCCGCGCTTAAAATGGAGTGGGAGCACTACCGCATTGAGGTCGCAGGCCAGCAGGCGGGTGTCAAGATTTGCAGTCCTGACGCAACCGAGTACCGGCGATTCAGTGTTGAAGCCATCCACAAGATTGGCTAATACCGATGGAACACAAAGCCCAGCCAAGTGCTGGGTTTTTTGCTTTATGCAGATGAATGCGCAGGCTGATGCGTTAATCAGGTGAACGAGATCCCCGCCGGTCCGTGATGCGGCACTTTAGTGCCGGTCGTATCTGCTGCGGTTAGGTTGCCGAGCATTTCGGCAAGCTGGTCAGGGGGTAGCCGCGTGAGCGGAGGAAGTAAAACGAGGCGCCGGTACGCGCCTATCGTCACTAAGCCGGAGATCAGCACCGGCCATCTGCACCCATTTGAAGGCTCGCCATATCGGCGGGCCTTTTTCGTTTATAGATCCCGAAAGGGTTGAGACCGGACGCGCACCATGCCCGACAAACCAGATACGTGGGCCAGGATCGTGGCGGCCATTTCAAACCCACTGTGGCAGGGCATGATTATGGCCATCGTCGTCTCTCTACTTCGCATCCTCTACGACGCCAAAGAAACCAGCAAACGCAGGATCTTCTTTGAAGCGCTGATCTGTGGTGCGTTGAGCCTGGTTGCGTCCAGCCTGATCGAGTGGATGGCATGGCCACCAAGCCTGTCAGTGGCTGCTGGTGGGACCATCGGCTTTCTTGGCGTTACCGCCATACGCGAACTGGTGACACGGTTCATTGGCCGCAAGGTGGACATCACATGAAGGCTATCGCAGCTGCAATCATCATCGGCCTTGTGGGCCTGTTACTCGTCGGTATCCAGCAGTACCGCGTTGTCGCCCTCAGTGGCGCCATGCAGTTGGAGACGAAGAGCAAGAACGACGCCATCGCTGCCAACACCGAGAGCCAGGCCACCATCACCACGCTGCGCGCCGAGGCCCAGCGCAACGCCGCATATCAGAAAGACCTGAACCAGCGGATCAAGGCCAGCGAAGACAAAGCCAAAAAGGCGAGGAAAGACTTTGAAAAGCTCAAGACAGATAGCAAGCCTGTTCGTGACTGGGCTGCTCAGCCTCTGCCTGACGGCCTGCGCGGCAAAGCCGGTGCTGGTAACTAAGACATCAGCGGTAAGAATCGAACCCCCTGAGCTGATCCCGTGCGAACGCATCAACGCTGATGAGGCCGATCTGCGGCTGAACGGCGATGTGTGGGAGCTGAAAGATCAGGCCATCAAACTGCTGGATACGTGCGCAGACCAGGTTGACGCACAGATCCAGCGCAGCCAGAGCAAGTAGATAACTCCTATCCATTCACCCGCCATAGATGGCAGCCACTGAGGCAACAATCATGGGATCTAAAACCAACTCATCGAAAGCGGTATCCGCACTTGGCTACCTGGGTTTAGCTGCCATTGTGGCCGCTGGTTTCCTGTTTTATACGCTGCTCTGATCATGTCCTGCAGCGGATGCGACGCCCGTCGCGACTGGATCAAGAAGTGGACGAAGGTGGCATATGAGCGAGCACAGCAACTCTTTACTCAGCCAGATCCTGGCCGAGCAGGTGAAGCAGACAGAGCTGCTGCAGAGCCAGACCAGCCTGCTACAGCTGATGGCGGACCAGCAACTGATATTGATCCAGGAGCTGGCAGCCAGTGAGCAGTGCGATCCAGACGCCGAGCCGACCACCTACATGGACGGTACTTTGATCATTGGCCGCAGCTGATGGGATTGAAAGCTATCAAGCCCAGGCTGAAAGAGGTAGAGGGTCGGCAGCTCAAGGCAGTCAACCCCGAGTCATGGCGATCGGGCAAGACCACAGCGGCGCAGCGGGGATACGGATACAAATGGCAGCAGGCGCGCCTCGTCCACCTGAGTGCGCATCCCCTTTGCGCCTATTGCGAAAGGCTCGGCAGAGTTACAGAGGCTACGGTGGTGGATCACTCCACGCCGCACCGTGGTGACATGAAGCTTTTCTGGGATCGCAGCTTGTGGGTGTCCTTGTGCGCGTCTTGCCACTCTTCTGTGAAGCAGGCAGAGGAAGCTGCTGGACTGTGGTAGCTGGCGGCAGTGGCGTGCTACAAGATATCTCGTGTCTTGCGCACGCTACTGGCGTGCTACAAAAGGAGCCCTTCTGCCGAACGCCACTGACGTGCTACAAGCGCCATTATGGTGCGGCACGTCTCTGGCGTGCCCGGGGGGGGGTATAAAAAATTACGATCTCTTCGCGTCCCAGACCACTCACCCTCCCATCGAGAGATTTAATTCCCCTTAACAGGATCCGTTAACTATGGCGTTAACCGAACAAAAGCGCCGGTACGCCGAAGCGCGGCTGTCCGGTGAAGGCAAAAAGCAAGCGGCAATTAGCGCTGGATGCCCCGTAAAGACTGCGTCTCAAGCTGCGTCCAGACTTGAAAAAGACCCTGAGGTCCAGGCTGCAATGGGGCGGGCAACCGTTGTTAAGTCTGCGCCCAAGGCCGAGTTACCCACCGGTGACCCCGACCCGTACATCCCCCAGGTAGCAGATGACCCGCTCGTGTTCTTCAAATCAATGATGAACGATCTGGTGGCGCATCCAAAGTTGCGCCTGGAGGCCGCCAAAGCGTTGGCCGCTTTTACCGTCCCGAAGCCTGGGGAGTCGGGCAAGAAAGAACAAAAAGCAGACGCCGCTCAGCGGGTTGCGTCCGGCAGATTCAAAACCAGCGCGCCCCCCCTTCGATCGGTGAAATAAATGGAATGGTCCACGGCCTGCCTGGATTGGGAAAGGCGGATCGTGGCGGGCGAGTCCCTGATCCCGTTTGCTCCGCTCTATCCGAGCGAAGCCGAAGCGGCGCTGGATATCTTCAAATCGCTACGAGTTGTCGACGTACCTGGTCAACCGACATTTGGTGAGTGCTGCGAGCCCTGGGTATTTGATTTCGTGGCTGCCATCTTTGGTGCCTACGACGCCGAGACGGGCAATCAAAAAATCCGAGAGTTCTTCCTGCTGATTAGCAAGAAAAACGCTAAGTCCACAATCGCTGCCGGAATCATGGTGACCGCCCTGGTGCTGAACTGGCGGGACAACGAAGAGCTGCTGATTCTGGCTCCGACCATTGAGGTTGCGCAAAACAGCTACAAGCCCGCCGCTGCGATGGTGCGTGCCGATGAAGAACTCAGCGAGTTGTTGCATGTGCAGGACCACATTCGGACCATCACCCATAGGGTGACCAAAGCCGCATTGAAAGTGGTCGCCGCTGACTCCGACACAGTGTCCGGTAAGAAGTCCGGGAAAATTCTGATCGATGAGCTCTGGGTATTCGGTAAACGACCGAACGCAGACGCGATGTTGATGGAGGCGACCGGGGGCCAGGTTTCGCGTGACGAAGGCTGGGTTATTTTTCTGTCCACCCAAAGCGACGAGCCGCCAGCCGGGGTGTTTAAAGAAAAGGTCGACTACTTCAGAAACGTCCGAGACGGAATTGTGGTCGACAACAAATCGTTGGGTGTGATCTACGAGTACCCCAAGGCGATGATCGAGTCAGGTGCCCACCTGAAGCCAGAGAACTTCCATGTTCCCAACCCGAACATGGGGAGGTCGGTGAGCCGGGAGTGGCTGGAAGATCAGATCCGCAAAACATTGGATAAGGACGCTGGGGCCAGAAACAAGTTTCTGGCCAAGCACCTCAACGTCCAGATCGGTCTTGCTCTTCGCAATGATCGCTGGGCCGGAGCAGACTTCTGGCTTGCCGCGGCCGAGCCGGGACTGACATTGGACAGCCTGATCGAAAAGTCAGAAGTGATCGTGGTGGGCATCGACGGCGGCGGGCTTGATGACTTGCTCGGGTTGAGCCTCATCGGTCGCGAGATTGGCACTCGGCGGTGGCTGCACTGGGCCCATGCGTGGGCGCACAAGATTGTGCTCGAGCGCCGCAAAGACATCGCGCCTGCGCTGTTGGATTTTGAGCGGCAAGGCAGCCTGACCATTGTCGATAAGCCAGGTGATGACGTTCAGCAGGTCGCAGATGTGATATGTCGCATCAACGACCTTCAACTGCTCCCGCCTGAGCATGCCATCGGCGCTGACGCTGCAGGCATCGGCGATATCGTCAACGAACTTCAAGCCCCAGGGCGGGGAATCGTTGAAGAGCAGATCAACGCGGTATCCCAAGGCTGGAAACTCAACGGCGCAATCAAAACCACTGAGCGCAAGATCGCCGGCGGGGAGATGGTTCACTGCGGCACGCCGCTGATGAACTGGTGCGTGGGCAATGCCAGGGTTGTAGCGGTCGGCAACGCCGTGACGATCAACAAGCAGGTGAGCGGCTCGGCAAAGATTGACCCGCTTATGGCGACCTTCGATGCCGTGACCATGATGGCGCTCAATCCTGAGCCAATGAAAAAGAGATTTCAGATGTTTTTCGTGTAGCCCATGGCTACGTCACCAACCCGCCCTGTGCGGGTTTTTGCTTTTCTGGGATACCGAAAATGAACAGAGCCTACAGCGTCCTTGAGATCAAGGCGGTAGATGAAGAAGCCAGGATCATCACCGGCATAGCCACAACCCCGGCCACAGACCGGATGGATGACGTGGTCGAGCCAAGGGGGGCGCAATTCACGCTGCCCATCCCGTTTCTCTGGCAGCACCGCCACGACGCTCCTGTCGGCAATGTCACGAAAGCCGTTGTCACCGACAAGGGCATCGAAGTCACCGTTCAACTGGCGAAGATCGATGAGCCAGGCACCCTCAAAGATCGGCTCGATGAGGCCTGGCAATCGATCAAGGCTGGGCTGGTTCGAGGCTTGTCTATCGGTTTCTCGCCTATCGAGTCGGCAAACATCGACGGAAGTTGGGGCAGGCGCTTCCTCAAGTGGGAGTGGCTTGAGCTTTCTGCCGTCACGGTCGCCGCAAACGCTGAGGCGACCATTCAGACCATCAAATCGATCGACTTGAAGCAGCGGGCCGCGTCTGGCCAGTCGGTGCTTCCTGTTGTGCATCTCGTGAAACCCGCCGGCGCTTCGGCACCTGTCATCAAAACTTTCGAAATACCGAAGCCCGAGGAGGGCAACATGAACATTCAGGAACAAATCAAATCTTTCGAATCCTCGCGCGCTGCCAAGGCTGCTCGCTTGGAAGAGATCATGTCGAACGCTGCTGACGAAGGCCGCACGCTGGATGCATCCGAGTCGGAGGAGTATGACGGCCTCGAAGGTGAGCTCAAATCTGTGGATAGCCACCTCGGCCGCCTGCGTGGGCTCGAGAAGTCTATGGTATCCAAGGCGAAGCCAGTCGAGCCAAATCGCGTGAACAGCGTTCACAAAGGAAATGAGTTCCGTGATAACGCTGTCATCCGTGTGGAGCGCTCGCTGCCTAAAGGCACCGCGTTCACCCGCTACGCGATTGCGCTGGCTCGCTCCAAAGGCAACCTGATGCAGGCGCAGGAGATCGCAAAGGGCTGGGAAGAATCCACACCTGAAGTGCTCACTGTTCTAAAGGCCGCCGTTGCGGCAGGCACCACTACCGACCCTGCCTGGGCCGCTCCACTGGTTGAATACCAGAACATGTCCAGTGAGTTCATCGAACTGCTGCGCCCTCAGACCATTCTCGGCAAGATTCAAGGCCTTCGCCTGGTCCCGTTCAACATCAAGATGCCGGGCCAGACCTCTGGCTCCAGCGTGGGCTGGGTGGGTGAGGGCAAGCCAAAGCCAGTATCGGCTCTGGCGTTTGACACCACCACTCTGCGATTTACCAAAGCCGCCGGTATCGTCGTGCTGACCGATGAGCTGGTGCGCTTTAGCAACCCTAGCGCAGAGGCGTTGGTGCAAAAAGACCTCACTGAGTCGATGGCTGAGTTTCTGGACGTTGCATTTGTTGATCCGGCAATTGCCGCTGTAGTTGATGTCTCTCCGGCGTCGATCACCAACGGCATTACGCCGATTGTTGCGAGCGGCACCACTGCCGAAGCTTTGAAAGCAGACGTGAAGCGTCTTTTTGCCAGCTTTCTGGCTGCCAAAATCACCCCTGCTGGCGGCGTGTGGATCATGACTCCGACCATGGCGCTCACGATCAACTTGATGACCAACGCCCTCGGCCAGACCGAGTTCCCCGGCATCGACATGAATGGCGGCACTTTCGTGGGGCTGCCGGTCGTAGTATCGGAAAGTGTGCCATCCAACCCAGGTACGGGCGATACGGCAGTTGGTGCGGGGCAGCGCCTGATTCTGGCCAAGGCCTCGGAAATTTTGCTAGCTGACGACGGCGGCGTGACCATCGACGTGAGCCGCGAAGCCTCGTTGCAGATGGACAGCGCACCTGGCTCTGGCTCTCAGGAACTGGTCAGCCTCTGGCAGAACAACATGGTGGCTTTGCGCGCCGAGCGCTTCATCAACTGGAAGCGCCGTCGTCCATCGGCAGTCGGTTACATCGACTCAGCCAACTACGAATCCTGATCAGGGCGGGCCGGGGCTTTCCCCGGCCTACCGCAAGGAAAGGAGGTATCAAAGTGAAAATGATAGCCCTGAAGGAATTTCGGTACGCCGGAAAGCAACTTGCTGCGGGCGATTCGTTCGATGCCGGGGAGAAGGATGTGAAGGTTCTTCGCGCTATCAAAAGCGCGCGAATGGACACGGAAGAGCCTGTGCCGGTCGATTCGACTGAGGATCAATCTCCATCGAAAAAACGTGTCTACAAACGCCGGGACATGACGGCAGAATAAAACGTGGAGCCGCGATGAAATTTTTCAAATTTGGCCGTGGCACTGAGGAAAAGTCGCTTCGCCCGGCTGATAATCGCGGCGGTTGGATCGGCGTGGTGCGAGAGGCATTCGCCGGTGCATGGCAGAAGAACATCGAGGTCAATCAGGATACGGTCTTGGCCTTCTCTGCGGTGTTTGCCTGTATCACGCTCATTGCATCTGATATCGCAAAGCTGCGGCTCAAGCTGGTCCAGCTGACGGATGATCGGATATGGGAGGAGACGACGAGTTCCTCGTTTTCCCCGGTGATCAAAAGACCCAATCATTTTCAAAATCGAATCCAGTTTTTTGAAACATGGTTTTTGTCCAAGCTCACGCACGGCAATACCTACGTGATGAAACTGCGTGATGGGCGCGGTGTGGTGATCAAACTTTACGTGCTGGATCCGCGCCGGGTGACACCGCTCGTGGCCGACGACGGCAGCGTTTACTATCGGTTGCTGGCAGATAACCTTTCAACTCTGGAAGATGGGGTGGTGGTGCCAGCCAGTGAGATCATTCACGACCGGATGAACTGCCTTTTTCATCCCCTGGTAGGCGTATCACCCATCTATGCTTGCGGCCTTGCTGCCATGCAGGGCAATGCGATCCAGAACAATTCCGCGAATTTCTTTCGCAACGGGTCCAAGCCGGGAGGCGTACTCACTGCTCCTGGCGCCATCGCAGACGACACTGCGAAGCGACTGAAAGAGCATTGGGACCTCAACTTTTCCGGGGAGAACGCCGGACGGGTGGCGGTCTTGGGTGACGGCCTGAAATACGAGGCAATGGCGATCTCAGCGGCCGATTCACAGCTGATCGAGCAGTTGCGGTGGTCTGCCGAAACGGTCTGCTCCGCATTTCACGTCCCAGGTTACAAAGTCGGTGTTGGCGCTCAGCCCAACAACGCCAGTGCAGAGATATCCAACCAGATTTATTACTCCGACTGCCTCCAATCGTTGATAGAGGCTGCGGAGCTGTGTCTGGATGAGGGGCTGGAACTGCCAGCGCCGTATGGGACCGAGTTTGATCTCGACGGCCTTCTGCGTATGGACACGGCCACTCTCTACAAGGCGAACAATGACGCTGTCGGTGGCGGCTGGATGAAGCCAAACGAGGCTCGGCGCAGAGCCGGCCTGGCACCGGTGCAGGGCGGTGACTCACCGCTGGCGCAGCAGCAGAACTACTCCCTGGCAGCGCTGGCCAAGCGCGATTCAAAGGCCGATCCGTTTGCAAAAGGATCTGATGCGATCGCCTCGGTTGCTCCCAGCTCGGCCCCGCCAGCTTCGGCATCTGAAGATGACCTCGCTGACCAGGCGCGCATGCTCGCGCTACTGATAGAGAAGGAATTGACCATTGAACCTTCGTGAACTGGAAGCCCAGGCGAAAGCGTTCGCCCCCATGCTTAAAGGCGTTGTTGATCGGGCTATTGAAGCGTTTCGAGGCTCACTGGCCAAAGATCTGGACGACCGCGATCAACAGCTGCGCGCCGATGTCTCTAAGTCGTTGGAGGGGCTGTCCACCGATGTTGATGAAATCGCCCGGGCTGCTGCTGCCCTGATCACTCCGCCAGAGAATGGCAAGGACGCCGATCTGGTGCAGATTCAACGGACCATCGCCGAGGAAGTGGCCAAGCTTCCCAAGCCTGCCGATGGTGCATCTGTCACGGTCGAGGATGTTCTGCCGATGATCGAGGAGCACGTACAAGCGGCCGTAGCCTTGATGCCTGTGCCAAAGGATGGCAAGGATGCTGATCCGGAACAGATTCAGCTGACCATCGCCGCAGAACTGGCCAAGCTTCCCGTGCCTGCTGACGGAACGTCGGTGACGATTGATGACGTTCTACCTCTGATCGAGGGCCAGGTGAAAAATGCCGTGGCTTTGCTGCCGGTGCCCAAGGACGGCAAGGACGCTGATCTTGAGCAAATTAATCGGACCATCGCCGACGAGGTGGCGAAGCTTCCTAAACCTGCCGATGGCGTTTCCGTCACCGTCGAGGATGTTTTGCCGCTGATCGAAGAACAGGTGAGCGCTGCTATTGCTGCGATACCTCTGCCGAAAGACGGTGATAGCGTCTCCATTGAGCAAGTCCAGTTGCTGGTTGATAAAGCAGTGGCATCAGCTTTGGCTGGTATCGAGCCTCCCAAGGCTGGCGAGCCAGGGCGCGACGCAGCGCATATCGAAATCGGTCCGGCCATCGAACCTGAAAAAAGCTACCCGCGCGGCTCATACGCTAAGCACTTGGGCGGCCTGTGGCGAAGCTTTGAGGCGACGTCAGGTATGCGGGGTTGGGAATGCATTGTTGATGGCGTCGCCAGCCTGAGCGTCGAGCAGGATGGTGAGCGAGGCTTCAAGGCCGTTGCTCAGCTTTCCAGCGGCAAAACCGAAGAGAAATCTCTCACGCTGCCAGTGATGATTTACCGAGGAGTCTTCACCGGAGCCTCTCACACCCCAGGCGACACCGTCACATGGGGTGGAAGTCTCTGGCACTGCGATGAGCCCACCAGCGACAAGCCTGGCGAGCTAAACAGCAAAGGTTGGCGACTGGCCGTTAAAAAGGGCCGAGACGGTAAGGATTGCAGCCACGGCAAAGACCTGGTTAAAGGGGTATCCATCAAATGATGTTCATCACTCTGGAAGAGGCGAAAGACCACCTTCGTGTTGATGATGATGCTGAAGACTATGACATCAAGTTGAAGACGCACGCTGCCAGCGGTGCAGTTCGCAATTATCTGAAGTCTGCAGCGGATATCTACTTTGATGCGAATGGGGCGGTCATCACAGCATCAATCCCTTACGAAGTCCAAGCCGCAACCATGCTCATGCTTGGGTATCTGTACAAGGATCGCGACGAAAATTCGAGCGGCGCCTTCGAGCAGGGCTACCTGCCGAAACCCGTGACGGCTCTGCTTTATCCACTGCGTACGCCGGCGCTCGCATGAGCCTGAGCGCAGGTCGCCTGCGACATCGAATCGTTTTCCAAACGCTCGGCACCACTCAGGACCAAAAAACAGGTGAAGAGGTCAAGGGCTGGATCACCGTATGGGACAAGGTGCGCGCTTCCGTCGAGCCACTGAGTACCAACGCCCTTATCGCCGCCCAGGCGGCACAGTCTGATGCCTCGGCGCGGATCGTCATTCGATACCGCGCAGGCGTACTACCGACGATGCGGATTCTATTCCGGGGAGAGGTTTACAGCATCAAGGGCCAGCCACTGCCTGACACGGTTTCGGGGCTGGAGTATCTGACCATTCTGGTTTCAAAGGGGGTGCTCAATGGCTAGCCAGATAAGTGTCGACATGCGGGGCCTGGAGGGCGTGGTGCAGAAGATGAAGACGCTGCCCGGCAAGTTGCAGCGCTCTGGTCTTCGCAAGGCTGCTCGGCGCGCGATGAACATCGTGCGTGATGCGGCCAAGGCCAACGCCAAAGCGCTGGATGATCCGAAGACGGCCGAAAAGGTCTGGAAGAACATCGTCACGCAGGAATCGGCGAAGCGATCCAGGCACGAAGGCGGCGTGGTCATGCGTGTGGGTGTCCGCGGTGGCGCTGGCAGCAACCAGCACAGCAAGGATGCGGCGGGCAACCCTGGCGGCGACACCCGCCACTGGCGTTACATCGAGTTCGGCACTGAACACACCCCGGCAGTGCCCTTCATGCGCCCGGCCTTCCAGTCGAACGTTCAAAACGTCACCGACAAGTTTGCTAGCGAGCTGATGAAAGAAATCGACGCCGCACTGGGTGGCATCTGATGGCCGCGCCGATATTTGCGGTGTGCGCCGCTGATCCGGCCGTGCAGGCGTTGCTGGGCACGTCACCCACCAGGCTTTATCCGTTTGGCGAGGCTCCCGAAGGTGTGGCCAAGCCCTATGCGGTCTGGCAGGTCATCGGCGGCAACCCTGAGAACTACCTTTCTGGCCGTCCCACGGTGGACGGCTACTCGCTGCAGGTTGATGTCTACGGCGATTCGGCCTCATCCGCCCGCGCAGTCACGGAAGCCATACGGGATGCCATTGAGCTGACCGCTTACATCACCCGTTGGGGCGCGGAGTCACGCGACCCGGTAACGAAGTCCTACCGCAGCAGCTTCGACGTGGACTGGATGGTTCACCGGTAAACCCTGTTTGAAAAACCATAGCCCGCCTTGAGCGGGTTTTTTTATGCCCGTCATTTGGAGAACATCATGGCGATTTTGACTCAAGGCACGCAGATGTACGCACTGGTGCCCACTGTTGCCGACCCCACGAAGCTTGAAGTCATCGAGGTGGAGTGCATTACAGCATTCAGCCCAGGCGGCAACCCGGCAGATCAGATCGAAGTCACCTGCCTGAGCGACAAAACCAGACGCTACATGCGTGGGTTGCGGACCCCAGGGCAGGCCACTTTTTCAGTGGATGCAGATTCGAAAAACGCTTCCCACGTCCGCTTGTACCAGTTGTCCGAAGATGACTCGGTTGAAAGCACCGCATGGGTTGTTGGTTGGGCTGACGGATTTGATATCAAGCCGACTTTGAACGCTGCTGGTACTGATTTCTTGCTTCCGGAAACGCGCACCTGGTTCTTGTTCGACGGCTACGTCTCCGACTTCCCGTTCGACTTCGCGGGAAACACTGTCGTCAAAACGGCTGCCACCATCCAGCGCTCGGGCGGCTCCGCCTGGGTTCGCAAAGTCACTGCTCCGGCAGCGTAAGGAAAAACCATGAATCTGGCAGAACTCAAGAAGAAGGGCGGCGTGGTCGCTGACATCCTTGTGAAAAAGGAAGTTGAGTGGAAGCACCTCGACGCGAAGGGCAAAGAAGTCATCGACAAATTCAAGGTGCATGTGCGCCGCCATACCTTTGGCAACATGGAAGGTATGTTTTCCGGCGGTGAAGCGGAAACTTCCAAAAACGCCCGTTACTTGTCGCTCAGCATCATGCTCGGCGAAGAGGGTACGGAAGAACTGCCATTCAGTGACGCGGTGAACCTTGATCCTGCATTGGGTTTCGCGCTCATGACCGCTGTGAACGAGGTCAACAACCCGGTAAAGAGCTGACCCCTGCCGATGAGTTGATGCACGAGCTGGTGCTCAACGGCATTGGCGGGCGAACCATCGCCGAAGCGAAGGCCAACATCACCTATTCCGAGGTGTTGGCCTGGTCGGCGTACAGGGACAAGCACGGATCGCTCAACCCGATGCGCCGGATCGAGCTGTCCGGTGCCTTGGTTGCATTGCAGGTGAATCGGGCAAATGGGGGCGAGGCTGATCTATACGACTTCATGCCACATGCAGAGCGTCCGGCGATCACCCTGGAGCAGGCCATGAAGGAATGGGGCTGACATCAGGGTCGAAATAAACAACTCAACGAACACCCACAACCCGCTCCGGCGGGTTTTTGCTGTCTGGAGAAATGCAAATGGCGTCAAGATCGCTTGGCACATTGACGCTGGACCTGATTGCGCGGATCGGCGGATTTCAACAGGGCATGGATCGCGCGTCCCAGTCAGTTACCCGGACCGGTGCAGCTGCTGATGCAGCTTCCGCCAGGGTAAGTGCGATGCAGGGACAGATGCTGTCCCTATCGAACATGGCTTCAAGCTTGGCCGGGCCGCTGGCTTCCGCGTTTAGCTTGAGTGCGATTTACAAGGCATCGGAGGCCTACACATCCCTGACCAGTCGTTTGAAGCTGGTCACAGAGAGCTCTGCCGAACTCGCTACCGCGCAGAATGCGGTTTTCTCCATTGCCCAGAGTGCTTATCAGCCGTTGAGCGCAACCGCTGAGCTGTACCAGCGTATTGCGACCAACCAGAAAGAGTTGAAGCTTTCAGGCGAGGGCGTGGCGGGCGTCGTGGGCACCATCAGTAAGACGCTGGCGATTTCCGGTGCGTCTGCGGATTCGGCTAACGCAGCGCTGATCCAGTTGGGCCAGGCATTTGCGTCCGGCGTGCTGCGCGGCGAAGAGCTGAACAGCGTAATGGAGCAGGCTCCCGCGCTGGCGCAGGCTATTGCTGCCGGCATGGGGAAAACAGTTGGCGAACTGCGTGCGCTTGGCGCGGCTGGCCTGCTTACTGCTGACTCGGTCGTCAAGGCATTGCAGGCGCAGGAAAAAGCTGTAGCGGACCTGTTCGGCAAAACGGCAGTAACGATCGGCAACAGCCTAACCGCCACAAGCAACTCCCTGACCCAATTCATCGGCAGGATGGACCAGGCAAGCGGTGTGAGTGCTGCGATATCGTCCAACATCGTCAAGGTATCGCAGTCCATTGATGGGCTGACTAAGGACTTCGGGGCCACATCGAAGACCTTCGAGCAAGTTTCAAGCGCGGCTGAAACGCTGGCGTACATCATCGGCGCGCGTCTGGCTGTTGCCGCTGCCCAAGGCGCTGCCGGCTTCGTGATGGCTACGAAGGCCTCGATCCAGCAGGCGGCGGCGCTCACCTACAGTGCTGCGGCGAACTGGAAAAGTGTAGAGGCTGAAGCGGCGACCACGAGGCAGACGCTTGCGTCTATGCAAGCGAAACAGGCCGATGCCAAAGTAATTCTTCAGCGTGCGAATCTGGAAATTCTATCTGCTGAGCAAAAGGTCGCGTCTGATCGGCTTCGTCAGCAGTCGGAGATCAACAACCTCAAAGCTGTCCAGATCACCCTGGCGGCAGAGCGAGAACAGGAAGCGACACGTCTAGCAAATCAGATATCTGAGCAAGGCCGAGCAGCTGCCCGCAATCGGATGGCGCTCGCTCGACTTGATGAGGTCGCAATCATCAAGAATATCCAGGCGGCCGAGGCCGGACTGGCAGCCACAACGGCAGCCGCATCGGTTGATATTCAGGCCGCTTACGCAGCCAGAAGTGCCGCCGCTGCTGGATATGCTGAAACGACGCTGGCCGCCAATGCAGCAGTAAAGGCGTCAGAGCGCGCCGCCGCGGCGGCAACCGTCACGAACAAGTCAATTGCCGCCGTTTCAACTGCGGGTGGCGCGCTTATGGGATTGCTCACTGGCCCGGTCGGAATGATCGCGATGACCGCACTGGTCGCCGCGTCATTCATTGACTTCGGTGGAGCCGCTGACAAGGCGAGCAAATCCCTCATTGATCATAATCTGACGCTGGATCAGTCGATCCAGAAGTACAAGGAACTGAGCGCTGAGCAGCAGCGCTACCAGGTCGACACGTGGCAAAAAGCTCAGAAAGAGGCTTTAAACAACGCCGCCAGCGATTTGGAAAACTACACGATCAGGACTCGCCAATTTCTGGGCACTATGATTGGCGACAGGGTCGAGAGTCAGAAAGAATTTAACCGCATGCTGGCCGAGGTCAAAGATGGTGCCCGGTCGCTTGATAGCGTTACTCAATGGTCAAAAGATACCGCTGGGTTTTCACCGGAGCTGATTCGACAGCTGACCGAAATGTCTGCGTCCTACTCCGAAAACACGAAAGAGGCTTCTGCCTACAAAACCAAAATCGAAGGTGTAGACGCCTCGATGCGCGCAGCTGCCGCCAGCGCTACAGGTTTGGCCGCTGCGCAAGCGCAAGCTGGCGGCCAGACCAAGGGACAGATTGCTGACTTTGAAAAGTACATTGCGAAACTGATTGAGACCCGTAATTTATTCGGTGCAAACGCAGAAGCTCAAGCCGCGTACGCTGCTGATCAGATGAAGCTGACAACCCAGCAGCGCGAGCAAGCCAAGGTCATATCGCAGCAACAGGATGTGCTGGAAAAGTACAAGGAGGCAGTAAAGGACAACGACAAGGTCCAGCAGGAGGCCCTGAAAAGGCAGTTGATCGGCCTTTACAGCGTTGAGCAAGCAGCAATCGACGCTGCCGCCGCAACAAAGTTAGCGCACGACGATTCTGCCAAAGCCGCCAAAGAAAGCGCGAACAAGCAGATTGAAGAAATACGCCGGGTAATCGATGCCGCCGCCAACATCACCAAAAACGCCAGTTTCCTGACTGGGCGCAACATGCTTATTGTGCCTCCGACTCAAACAGATGTGACCGGTCGAAGCATGGTCTTGCCTGGGGTAGAAACGCCGAAAGCTGGGAAAGATCCTCGCACCGATCCAACGGCGCGCGCGAACGCCGCGATTGCTCAGATCAACGAAACAACTGATCCGAACAAAGGCAAAGGGGAAAAGAAATATCAGGAAGATGCGGCTCTGAAAGTTCTCGATCAGGCTAGGCAGCAATACGCGGTTTTGAAAGAGCAGTCAGCATTGCTCGGCGCTCAAAAGGGCGATATCGACAAAATTGGAACGGCTTCCCGTGAGCTTATAAAGTGGGAGCAGGAGCTTGCTGACATCAAGTCCAAGCAAACGCTGACCGCTGAACAGAAGTCGCTACTCGTAAAGCAGGAGTCTATAACTGCCGATCTGAAACGCAACGCCGCTCTCGAAAAAGAGAATGAGCTGCGCAAAATTGCTCTCGATGAGGCAAAAAAGCTTTCGGCGTTCCAGGCAAATGTTAACGAAAGTAATCGCTCTGCAAAATCTGGCTTTTCCCAGCAACTAGTTGGAGCTGGAATGGGTGATAAGCAGCGTGCGCACTTGCAAGAAATGCTTGCCATTGAAGAGGATTTTAACAAACAGCAAAGAGACCTTGTTCTGCAGCGCAACACCGGGGATATCAGTGACGACCTCTACAGCAAAGAAACTGATGTCATTCGATCAGCAATGATCGAGCGACTCCAGATCCAAAGAGACTATTACAGCGAAGTAGACGTAGAGCAGTCGAAGTGGATGGATGGTGTAGATAGGGCGTGGCAGAACTACGTAAATTACGCTCAGAACTACTCGGCTCAAGCAGCGGACTTTGTTTCAGGGACTTTGAGTGATGCCACTAATGGGCTGGGCGATATGATTTCTGATATCGCGACGAAAACAAAGACCGCGAGTGATGCAGTAGGGGACTTTCTTGGGGGGATGGCCAAGTCGACGATAAACGCTCTAACGGATATGGCTGCGCAGTGGGTGATCTATCAGGGCATTCAGCTGCTCACCGCCAAAAGCGGACAGTCAGCTGCGGCCACCGGCTTAATTGCCAACGCGCAAGCGGCATCGGCTCAGGCCGCGCTCAACGCATACGCATCTACCGCCGGTATACCGTTGATCGGCCCCGGCCTAGCGCCTGCCGCTGCGCTGGCGGCTACAGCGGCAACCACCCCAATGGTCGCCGCCGTATCCGCATCGGCCCTCGCCGGTATGGCTCACAACGGCCTGGACAACATCCCGAAAGAGGGCACATGGCTGCTGGATGGCGGTGAGCGCGTGCTCAACCCTAACCAGAACCGAGACCTGACCAAGTACCTGGCTGACAAGTCCGGGAATGGTGCTGGCGGTGCGCCGTCTTTCACCATCAACGCCCCAGTGAATGTCCAGGCCCAGCCCGGTATGACTGACGCAGACGCGGCCAGGCAGGGCTCGGCGATCTCGTCGGCGCTCGAGGCTCAGCTCGGACAGTTCTTGGAGAGAGAAATGCGTCAGGGCGGACGTCTGTGGAGGCGCACGTAATGGCTGAGACATTCGATTTTGATGTACAGGTCGGCGCTTCCGGCGATGTGAAGCAACGCACTTGGTCGAACGACTTCGGCGACGGTTACACCCAGGCAGGCGGTGTCGGTATCAACACTAAGTCGCAGGCGTGGGACGTGACCGTGATCGGGCGTTACGGCGCTGGCCAGAAGCTCCAGCAGGTTCAGGACTTTCTGGACCGGCATGATGGCTACAAGTCTTTCCTCTGGACGCCACCTGGCAGCGGGCAGGGCCGGTACACCTGCAGCGGTTACAAGTTGTCGACCCTCGGCAACGGTCTGCACTCGTTGTCCACAAGCTTCAAGCAAACATTTAAACCATGAAGAAACGTGCGATATAACTAAAGCGGGCTCAACCTCAACATGGGCGAGCCCGCCGTTAATAACTAATACCGGCTAACAGATCAACCGCACTTTCCAGCAGCGCTCAGTGGATCACAAGGCGGTCGGAAGTCGTTAAGGCTGGGGCCCGCAAAAGCTGTGGTGGACAAGCCAAACACTGCGATGCAAGCGAAGAGAGCAGATTTCAGCGAGATGAAGCGCTTGTTTTTCATGAGTATTACCTTATGAGTGATGAATTACTTCATGAGTGTCTAGTCCTGACAATTCGGTTCCACTGAAGCCCGCACGTAAATGATGTCTCGGTTCTGCTCGCCGGTAGCGGAGTCACGTGGATAGAGTCACGCATACATTCAACCTCTATTTCCAGACCCCGCCGAGTGCGGGGTTTTTCGTAGGTAACCACCATGATTTACAGCGCGGACATCCAGAAACTGGAGCCCGGCAACCAGATTCGTCTTTACGAACTGGATGGCACGCGGCTTGGCGCAACGCTCTGGCGCTTCCACGGGCACGAGCATGAGGGAGACATCATCTGGCAGGGCCAGCTGTATTCCCCGATCCAGATTGAGGCCAGCGGCTTCGACATCCGCGGCGATGGCCGGCCAGCCACACCCAAGCTCACCTTGGCGAACGAGCTGTCGGGCATTCGCGGTGCAGTCTCGGCGCTGTGCCTCCAGTACCGCGATCTGGCCGGCGCGAGCTTCAAGGTGATCGAGACGTTCAAGCACTTCCTCGATGCCGCGAACTTTGACGGCGGCAACCCGGACGCTGCCGATCAAAGCCGCATCAGTCTTTGGAAAATCGAGCAGAAGACCGAAGAGAACTTTTCGTCGGTCGGGTTCGAGCTTTCCAGTCCCATCGACATGGAAGGCCAGCAACTGCCGTCCCAGCAGATCACCAAGCTGTGCCGCTGGGCCATGCGCGGCCAGTACCGGCAGGAGGCGTGCGCGTACACCGGCACTGCGTATTTCGACAAGAAGAACGAGCTCACCGACAACCCGGCGCTGGACCGCTGCGGTGGCTGGTGGAGCAGCTGCAAGTTGCGCGGCAATACCCGCCGGTTCGGCGGATCAATGGGCGCGAGCCTGATCGCCAAGGGGTAACCATGCGAATCAATCAAAAGCTTCAGGACGCCATGCGGGCGCACGCCGAGCAGTCACACCCGGCCGAGGCCTGCGGGCTTCTGATCAAGACCGACGCCGGCCGCGAATACGTGCCGTGCGGCAATGTGGCCACCAACCCGCTGCAGCACTTCCTGATCGACAAGCACGACGCTGCGGCGGCAGAGGACAGGGGCGAGGTGCTGGCGATCGTGCACAGCCACCCGGACCGCGCCGCCACGCCGAGCATGACTGACCTAGTCAGCTGCGAGCTGCACGAATTGCCCTGGGCGATTGTGTGCTGGCCCGGTGGTGACATTCAGTGGTTCAAGCCGACCGGGTTCCAGGCACCGCTGCTGGGCCGGGACTTCTCTCACGGCCTGCTCGATTGCTGGTCGGCCTGCCGGGACTGGTACGCCCGCGAGGCGTCGTTGCCGCTGCCGAACTTCGAGCGTAAAGAACTGTGGTGGGAAGATCCAGACAGCCCCAGCCATTACGAAGAGAACTTCGAGGCCTGCGGCTTCGTTCGGGTCGATCAACCGCAGCGCGGCGACCTGCTGGTCTTCCAGATCCCGACCGTGGGCAGGCCCTGCCATTTCCCGAACCACGCCGCGATCTACCTCGGGGCCGATGCCAGGCTGCACAGCGAAGACGCTCCGGCGCTGGGCGGCGCTGGCCCATTCATCTACCACCATATGCCCGGTCGCCTGGCTGCCCGTGAGGTTTACGGCTGGTCGATGGCCAACCGCGTAAAGCTGATCCTGCGCCATAAGGAGTACATCCCATGACCATGCGCACCATCAAGTTGTACGGCGTGCTGCGCAAGCACTTCGGCCGGGAGTACCGCATCGACGTGCACAGCGTGCGTGATGCGGTCAACGCGCTGTGCGCCATGAAGCCAGGCTTTGAGAAATTCTTACGGACCGGCGAAGAGCGCGGACTGGTGTTCAGCGTGTTCTGCGGCAAGCGCAATGCCGGAGAAGGCGAGTTCGACATGCAGGGTAGCGACAACAGCGATATCCGCATTGTGCCGCTGATTCAGGGCAGCAAGCAGGCCGGATTGTTTCAGGTAGTGCTGGGCGTGGCGCTTGTGATTGGTGGTCTTTTCACCGGCGGTACGTCGTCAGTCGTCGGCATGGGCCTGCTTGGCGCTGGTGCGGCGGTCGGCCTCGGTGGTGTGGTGCAGATGCTTTCTCCCACAACCACGGCCAGCGTCGGCAACAACAACGATGAAGGCAACAACCCCAGCTACGGGTTCGGCGGCGCAGTGACCACTGTTGCCCAAGGCAACCCATACCCCGTGCTCTACGGCGAACGAGAGATCGGCGGGGCCGTCGAGTCAGGCGGCATCTACACACAAGATCAGATGTGATCATCAGGTAATACCGGACCCGCTTCGGCGGGTTTTCTTTTTTCTGGGGGCGGTATGGGAAGTGCGGTAGCAGCGCGAAGCATTCGCGGGAGCAAGGGCGGTGAGGCAACACAGAAGCAGCCGACGATCGCGCTAAACAGCACAGCCTCGATTGCTACCGCGCGCATCGTCTACCTGTGGAGCTGGGGGCCGATCGTTGGACCGGTGAACGGCCTGCGTTCGGTGAAGCTCGACGGTACGCCGTTGGTGGCAGAGGACGGGACGATCAACTTCCCGGGCGTGAAGTGGCAGTTCCGCAATGGCGAGCTGAACCAGCAGCGCCTTGAGGGCATTGCGGAGTCCAGCAACGAAGTTGACGTGAACCAGCAGCTGCTCAGCGGCACGCCGTACCTGCGCACAGTCAATAACCCGGTGCTGGACGCCCTGCGTGTGCGTCTCAGCTGGCCGCAACTCCAGTCTCAGGACCAGAGCGGCAATATCAATGGCGTGCGCATCGAATACGCCATTGACCTCGCCACCGACGGCGGGCCTTTTGTACAGGTGCTTTCGGACTTCGTTGATCGCAAGAACGTCACCAAGTACGAGCGCAGTCACCGGCTCAACTTGCCTGCAGGCAGCCGCTGGACCATGCGCGTGCGCCGGATCACGCCCGAGGCCAACAGTTCGCTGATTCAGGACGGCATGTTTGTCGACGCCGTGGCCGAGGTCGTGGATAGCGATCAGGAATTCCCGCTTACCGCCGTCGGCTGTGTCGAATATGACGCTGAGCAGTTCGGCGGCGATATTGCCAAGATCGCGGTACTGATGCGCGGGCGCATCGTGCGCGTGCCATCCAACTACGACCCGGAGACGCGGACCTATGCCACGTCTGGCGCAGGCACCAGCAACGGGATTTGGGACGGTACGTTCAAAGAGGCTTACACCAACAACCCGGCTTGGGTCTGCTACGACCTGGCACTGAACCCATACTACGGCCTCGGGCACCGGATCGACGCTACGATGGTGGACCGCTGGAACCTGTACCGCATCGCGCAGTATTGCGACCAGATGGTGCCGAACGGCATGGGCGGTGTGCACCCGCGATTGACCTGCAACATCTACCTGCAAAAGCAGGCGGATGCCTACGCCGTGTTGCAGGACCTGTCGGCGATCTTCCACGGCATGAGCACTTGGGACGGCAGCCAGATCACGTTCACCGCCGACATGCCTGGCGATCCCGTTTACACCTACAACCCTTCGCAGATCCTGAACAACGGCGAGATCCAGTATTCGGGCACCCGGTCGCGCGACCGCCACAACCTGGCAATGGTGACGTGGGACAACCCGGACCAGAGTTTTGCGACGGACAAAGAGCCTGTATTTGATGACGTGGCGCTGGCAGAAACCGGGTCAGTCAACGAGCTGTCCGTCGATGCTTATGGCTGCACGTCGCTCGCCCAGGCGCAGCGTGCGGGCCAGTACGCGCTGATCACCGAACAGACGCAAACGAGGGGTGGCACGTTCCGCGTCGGCCTGGACGGCGGCATTCCGAAGACCGGGCAGATCATCGCCGTGGCCGACCCGATGCTGGCCGGCCGCGCGAATGGCGGGCGTATCAGCTCGGTGGCGGGGCGGGTAATCACCGTTGACCGGGATATCGACCTTCCGACCGGTGCCAAGCTTCGCGTGAACCTGCCTAGCGGCAAGACAGAGGCGCGGGTGATCAGCTCGCTGGATGGGCGTCGCGTCACCCTCGCGGCCAGCTTTAGCGAGGTACCGGAAGCCGAATGCGGCTGGATTCTCGAATACGACGACCTGAAAACCATGCAGTTTCTGGTGCGCAACATCACGCGCCCGGAATGGCACCAGTACCAGCTCGAGTGCATCCAGCACGAGCCGAGCAAGTTCGACGCGATCGACTTCGGTGCCGTGGTTGATATTCGCCCAATCAGCGGCATTCCGGTGGGCGTGCAGGCCGCGCCGGGCGCTGTCTTTGTGACCCAGCACGTCGTGATCGAGCAGGGTATCGCTGTCACAAACATGACCATCAGTTGGGATGCTGCGCCTGGCGCAGTTTCGTATGACGTGGAATGGCGCTGGGGCTCGCGTGAGTGGGTCAAGATGCCGCGCACTGGCGAGCAGTCGGTTGACGTGCTTGGCATTTACTCCGGCCAGTACATGGCCAGGGTGCGTGCTGTCAGCGCGCTGAACGTATCGTCCCTGCCGGTTACGTCGCTGCTGACGAACCTGCAGGGCAAGACCAGCTTGCCACCTGCCGTCACCTCGCTCACTGCCGCCTCGCTGATCTTCGGCATCAAGCTGAAATGGACTTTCCCGCCAGGCGCAGAAGACACGCAGCGCACTGAAATCTGGTATGGGCAGACTACTGACTTGGCCAAGGCGACGAAGCTCAGTGACCTGGCCTATCCGCAGTCGGAGCACGTCATGCAGGGCTTAATGGCGGGCGTGACGTTCTTCTTCTGGGCGAGGCTTGTAGACCGGACCGGGAACGTTGGTCCGTGGTATCCGACCGGTATCGGCGTCATGGGGCAGACCGGCAGCGACGCCGGGCCGATCCTTGAAATGATTGCCGGGCAGATTTCCGAAACCGAGCTCGGCCAGAACCTGGTGGAGAAAATCGACCTGATCGACGGCAATGGGCCGGGTTC